GATACTTATGTTAAACTTAATCTTAAAAAAAATGAGTGGTCTCTTGAAGATTTTCTCAGCATGTTAGGTATAGACGAAGTTGTAGAAAAGAAATACAAAAAGGAGATGAAAGTTGAATCGACTTCAACTCCAAGTATTGTTGAAAGTGTTGTTATTCCTGACGATAAAAAGCAAGTTAAATCAGCACTATCTAAACCTAAGGTTAAAAAGGATATTGCCCCAAAAGATTTAACTAAAAAGTTAACTCCTAATCCTTCTTCAAAAAAAGAAGTATCTAAAAAATCTGTAAAGAAAGAGTCCAAACCTAAGGTTGTAACTACAAAAAAGATTTTAGTTACGCCTAAATCAAAAGCAGTTAAAACTCCAAATGCAGAAGTGGTCAATAAAATCAGACCTAAAAAGGTAGAGTATTTGATTAAAAACAAATCGCTCATTATAGAGCTTGAAAACCTTAAACCTGTTAATATAGCTTTCAAGTATAGAAAAGAAAGGATAGATGCAGAAAGAGGTTCAATATATCTATACATTACACATTCTGGAAATAGAGTGAGGTTCATACCTTCTAAATGTAGTGGTCTTTCTCAAGATATTATGGATGTTTCATCTAAACTTCTTAATGGGAAGAATGAAAGATTCTCAGAAATTGATATGAGAATAGACTCAATCGTAGAAGAATGTAGAGGTATTTTCAAAGATATAGATGCTAAATATAAGAAGTCCCCTTCGAAATATGTTAGCAGAATGGAACTTGAAAATGTCAGAAAGAGAATAATGGCATAAACAAAAAAGGAGGCTCGAAAGCCTCCTTTTGTTTTTATAGCTAATCTTAAAGATTAAACCAAAGACTTACCACCAAGAGATACTACGAATGTGTAGTACATAGTTTGTGGAAGCTGACCTGCTTCAACAAGAGCATAACGGCTCTTAACTGCAATCTTTGGTGACATTGTTCCTTCAGAAATTGTCTGAATTGGCTCTGCCATCAAATAAGGCATGAATTTCAAGCCTGGCTCTTCGTCTGTACCTTTGCGACCTACGAGAACGCGTGTATCTGTCCATTCCATGTTAGGGTCAACATAAACTGTCATACCTGCAAGTGTTCCGATAGGATACAATGAACCATTGTTTTGGTTGATTGTATTTGCCATAGGAGCAAATGTAAATTGTGCAACATCTGCAAGTGCAGTAGCAACCTGTGCGTTTGTTACAACAAAGTTTGCAGGGCCACGACGACCACGTGAAGCGATAATATTACCAGCTGCAAGAATCTTAGAAACTACACGGCGTTGAACTGTCGATAAGTTCTCAAACAATGTAGAAGCTGCGCCTGCAAGGTCAAAACCATTAACAGCTAATGTAGATGTTGTTCCGTCTTTCAACAAGTATGCAGATGAAGTTCCATCAGAAGTTGAGTCCAAACGGAAGTTAAGAGTCTCACCCATAACTTGATAGAATTCATAGTTGTTTGACCAACCAAGAGCAAATGCACGGCTCAAGATGTGCTTGTTGATAGATTGTGAAATCTCATTAACAAGTGCATTCTCAACCATTGCAACAACATCGATACCATACTGACGATTCAAGTCTTGAATTTGCTCAGTTGTGATAGATGCTGCAACTTGGTAAGTTGTTGCTTCTACGAACTTTGTATATGCTTTCAAGCCCATAACACGATAGTAGGTTGATTCACCAGTTCCACGAGACATTGATTCATATTCTTGTGAACCATTAATCAAGTCACCTGACCAGTTATCAGCATCAGTTGCACCTGCACCAGAGAAACCATGAATATGGTTTTCGAGAGCATTTACCAATTCTGCATTACCTGTACAAGCCGCTTGCAAGTTTGTTGCAAGAGAAGGAACAGTCGAATTATTAGTTGTGATAACTGCTGTTGTTGGGGAAAATACATCAGAGATAGTTACTGTATCATCTGCTGTAACAGCTGCGCCTGTTCCATCTACTGTATATGTTCCGATAACACGGAAGATAGGATAACCAGTAATGCGAGATTTACCAACAAATGTTAATTTAACTGCATAACCTGCATCCAAGTCAGTTCCATCACCAGGAGCATCTAATCCCCAGTAAGTAGTACCAACAACATAAGCTGCATCAGGGTTACCTGTAAGACCAGCGTTGATTGTTATAACTTCTGGCTTAGTAGCGCTATCTACTTTACCACCAGCATATACATAATCAAGATATGTAAGAACACCAGCAGGGCCTGACATAGGAATAACATTAACGATTTCAAAACCAATTGTCTTCGCTGCTACTTGAATAGCCAAAGGAAGAAGTGATGGGAATTTATCACCTGAACCAGTTGTACCTGTGTAAAAACCAGATGCTCCTGTACCAAGTGTGTTGCCTGTTGCAACACTACCCATACCAGGTGTTGCACCAAGAGTTTGATATGCCGCTGATTCATTCAATGTATGATAGTGGCAATATTTAGAAAGCCAGTTAAGCTTTTCTCTATCCTTAATACCTGTTTGTGACTCAATAATAGGAGCCCAGGTTTCGTGGATTTTTGCTTCGTTTAAAACTTGCATGTTATTTGCTTTATTTTTTTGTTTTAGGCTTATCGGTTAAAACGACTTGCCAATTGATTTGCGATATTGTTTACGAAATCATTATCATAACCCAAATCGCTATTCGTGAAACCACCTTTCATATTAGAATTTGATTCATTAAGAGAAGTAGTTCTGCCTTTTGCTGACTCTAATCCTCTTGTTGACCAGAAGTTTCTAATTTGATATGGTGTATCCAAACGATACATTTTAGATTGTGCAACAATACGATTCTTCTCATCAGTTGTCAATGACTCCCAAATTGGAGAATATTCTACTGGCATTTCCTGAATCCACTTAGGGAGATTGGAATTGTCATTAGAAAGTGCAGTGTTCCAAATTCTAATTACATCGCTTTCGCCAAACCAAACACCTTCATTCAATGCATTAACGACTTTTTGTTTTTCAGTCTCATCAAGTGCAAGGAAATCATTTTGTTTCGCTTCGCTAAGTATAGACATAAATTGATAGTTATTCTTTTTCGCTACGCTTTCCACTTTTTGTTTTCTAATGGATTCGAGAATAGCATCAATTCTGTCGCCGATTGGTTTAACCTCGCCGTTTGAATTATACAATGTAGCTTCATTTGAAGATTCATTAATAGATTCATTAACAGGGTTACCAATATTTTTCTGTGTAGTTACATTTTCAGCAACATATTCTGTATAACGGATTGCGTTATCCAAATGCTCTGAAATATAGTCACTATGCTTAATTGAATTATCGAGGTTTTCTGCAAGATAATCTGCATACTTCTGTGTTTTATCTACATTTTCTGCGATATAATCTGCGTATTGTAAACCTGTATCCAATTTTTCAGCCAAATAATTTGAATAGTTGATGTTCTTATCCAAATTCTCTGCTAAATAATTAGTATAGCTTTGTGTCTTATTAACGTTTTCTGCCAAATAGTTGGAATAATGTAGACTCTTGTCTAAGTTTTCAGCAACATATTCGGAATATCTAATCGCTTCGTTGATTTTCTTAGCTTGAGATTCAACTTCTTCGCCAACGTGCTCAGTATATTGAATACTCCTGTCCAAGTTTTCAGCCAAGTAATTAGTATAAGTTTGTGTTTTGTGAACATGCTCTGCAATGTGCTCAGAATAATCGATTGAATCATTAAGACTCTCTGCGATATAATTTGAGTAATTGCGAATGTTTTCGGTATTCTCCGCAAGATAGTTCGAATAATCGATGACTTGGTCGAGTTTTTCTGCCAAATAATTAACATATTTGGTCATACGCTCGAACTCTCTAATGAAACTATCAGAATTAGAAGTTGTTACTTCTTCTGTTTTCATTTCATCAAGACGTTTTGAAAAACGCTCGAACTCTTTGCGGATCTCCTTTGAATAGTCATTCAAGACTTCTTCGGTTACATAACGTGTCTGATCCATTTTAGAGGGTTGATTTTTATCTTGCGGGTCGAAAACATCAATAGCATCTTCGACACTTGCATATTTTGAACTCATATCATATATCTTAACTGAATCGCTATTGGAAAATCCAAGTGATTCATTCAATCTTGTTAACTGTGCATTAGCAAAACCAGGGTCTGCAACTAAATCGTATGTAAAAATTCTTTTAATCTTTACAGATTTGTCTGATTCTACAACACCAGCTGCTCTTGAAGATATAGAAAGCTGAACTCCATCATCAATCAAAGCGCGGGCATCTCTACCTTTGGATGTAGAAAGCAAACGAACTTTACCTACAACTTGACGATTATCTTTATCATACTCCAAACCTTCAATAAGGTGTGATGCTTCAGAAAGTCTAACTTCAAAATCTTGAGGGTGGTCTAATTGACCAGTCAAATTTCCAAGTTTGATTTTCTCATTAAGATAATCTAAATGCGGAAGATACTCTCTTTCCTCATAGATTCTCTTATTATTATTCTCTACACCAAACTGACAAAAGACTCCTTCCAATACATAATTCTTATCAGAGGACTCTTTAACTTTAAGTTTGTGATTACTGTTCTCTAATATGAGAACTACTTTTTGACCATCGAGTGTCATATCCATATGACCCTGTGAGTAATTTTACAAAAAAAGAAAAATCTTAAAAGATTATCCTTTCTTATTTAATTACTATATATGATAGTATATTTACTTTTTTTTGAAAAAAAATGGGGTTTGGGGGGTTTTTTGAAAAAAATGCGTATTTTTTTACGCATATTTTTGTTTTTAGGTCTTATTTGGGTCAAAATTGCTCAAAAATAAAGCAACTTCTTTTTCTCTTCTTTTTCTCAGCCCTTTTTCTGTATTAGTCCCTGCGTTAATTTTTTCAGTTTTCCAAACCTCAGTTGCTTCTTTGTATTTTCTTTCATTAATCAATTTAGCGGTTTGGGATTTTCTAAATCCTGACTTTCCACCATTATAAGCAAAAGAAACACAAGCGGCATACATATCTAAAGTCATAGGAACATTGATAGATTTCTTTATAGAATTTTCACAAGCTATCAAATCTTTCCTGTATAAAGACTCTGCCTCTTGGATTGTAATTTTTTCGCCCATTTGGAGTTTGTTTGATAACATATGCCCATATCCAATTGCCCAATGTACAGTATCCCAAAATGGTTCTAATTGAACTTTCCCTTCAAGTCCTCTGATAAAGTCTATATTCTTATCTGTTAAATACCACTTTGTTTTATCAAGTAATACCCCAGAAACTTCTTTAGGTATTTCCTGAGTAATTGGCTCTTGACTCCAAGTAGATACAATAGCAAAATTTATATAGGGAAGAGCATCATGAAGTTCTTTTACGAAACCATTTAGTTTTTCTATATCTTCTTTAGAATTTACAATTGCATCTGAAATTTCAACATATTCTAATGATTGTAAGGTAAGATTACCCGTTTTATCTTTTAATTTAGCGACATTAATAGTTATTCTTACTTGACCAGAAACATTCATTATAGCTGAACCATCTTTAATAAGGTCATTTTGAATAGCCTTAGACATTTCATTTGGAAATCCTTTTGTAAGCATTTCTTTAAGAAATTCAAATGGTATAAATAGTTTTATCTTTTTTTCTATCCCTGAATTGCTTTCTAAAATTAAATGTCTCATAAATTCTTAAATTTTTTCTAATTCTATATATCTATAACTTCCTTAGAAAAATGCTTATGTTTTTCCCAATCTTCTTTTATTCTACAAGGAAATTTATAATTATGTCCCCATTTTTCTTCTATGTTCTTAAGGCTTAGTCTTTTTTCATATAATTTTCTTCTATCTTCCAATCTTTCCATTCCACCGATGTTTTTACAATGGAGTAGTTTCAAGCTTGGGTATTTATCATAAACAATTGAACCGCTTGGAAAACAAGCGTGACACCCATGCTTATAGTTGATTTCATCAATAAGCTTTGGGTCAAATATAGGAGTCTTATCATACCAAGTATCTCTAATTCCTTTTGTTATTTGCTTCCAAATTGGAGCATCTATATTCGGCATTTCATCAGACCACATGGAATATCCTGTGGTCTGAGGTATGCTTATATTTTTTCTTTTACAAGACTCTAAAAATAATTCTAAATTCTCATGATAAACAAATTCGTCTAAATCAAGAACACAGACCCAATCATAATCTTTGAATTCTTTCCAAACATTATTCTTAATGTCTATGTAAACATCATCTCTTATTTGACCATCTGTTTTATAGACTCTTCTTTCAACAAGAGGATGAGAATCACAAATATCAGCTGTTCTATCATCTGATTCATTATCATATACTATAATCTTACTGCATATTCTTTCATAATGCTTTAAGAAAACAGGTAAAAGCTCTTCTTCATTCCAAGCTATGGTTATGCAAACCATGTTCATGGCATTCTGCCTACATGCTTAATGATAATATCCTTTACAAATTCATCAACTGAAACTTCATCTCTAATAAGATTCTCCCAGCACTCCTTAAACAAAAAAGGAACTGGATGGATTCCTATGTTAATCCATATACCAGAACACATATTTTCTTCATCTTCTGCTTCTACACAAGAACCAACTGTATGGTCAATTCCAGAAGCAAGAAGAAACACAAGTACCATATCCATAGCCTTGGCGATTTGAACAAATGTTCCTTCTTCTGTATCTCCTTCTTCTGAAATAAATTTCGCAGCGTGAATAACAGAAAGAACATAATCATCTAAGTCTATGTTTTCTTCTATGAGCAAATGCTCAGCTTCTTCTAAATCTATTTCAAATGATTCCATTCCTTTCAAATTAACTAAAAGGATTGGGGTGTCTTCGTCATCATGAATTCTTTCAAATGAAGAATTTTCCCATTTGTGCTTAAAAGCATCCATTATATACTCACTTACATCTACTTTCATTGTCCTACTCTCCATGTTATATTATCTATTATATGGTCTCTGTTGGGAACATCGTTTGAAATATGGTAAATCCAATTTGTTTGATGTTCTAAGTTAGAAGGATACATATAATTCCACGTTTCGTCAATAAAGCTAACAAAGGGATTATCTAAATTTGGACTTATGCATCTGGAGGCATAATTAAAAAGAGCTTGCTCATAAATTGGATTGAATCTATCATAATTCAATTCAGGCATGATTGCTCTAACCAAATGACACAGTCTTCTCATGATAGGTACTTTTGCAAGCATGAGTCCAGTGTTAAAATATATATCGGGTTTTTCGACTATTTCCAGCATTTGTCTTTGTTGATTTATTCTCAACAAATTATACATATGCTGATTTAATGTATTTGGATAATTTCCAATTCTTTCATTTCCATTTTGAACTGCTACAATCTTATCTTCTTGAATTAATTCAAAAGGATTGGGAGCATCACTTCTAATAATACAATCTGCATCAAGAAACATCATTTCATCATAACCATAAGCAAGTAAATCTAATATTGCTTTATTGAAAGTTACTCCAAAATAATCTCCATAGTATTTAGTAGAAAATGCGAAAAATTCTGCACCCCATCTATTTGAGGCATCAATCATAGACTGTCTTGAATTTTCTCTTTGAAAATTATTTATATCTATTGTTATAAGAACTCTTCTCATCTCATTCTCCAATCATAATCATTGATTGTGTGTTTTCTAACCCAAAAGTTAAAACCTGTAAAATGCCAAACATAATCTGTCATTCTTGGTTCTTCTATGAGAGGTTCTAACCTGTTCCAAGTTTCTTCAGTTAAGTGTAAATCATCAAATCTATATGCTTGAAGAACATAATTAAAGAGGGCTTGTTCATAGTGGGCTGAATAAGCATAAGCCGAACGTTCAGGTGTTAGAGGTAAAGCATTTTCTATTGCTTTGAAAATAGTTTTGTGTCTTTTGATGTTTATTATGAAAAATCCAGAATTAAAGAAATTATCTAAGAATCTTTCTCTCGATACTCCCCATCTGAATTGTTCTTCAAGAACATGCCAATATTGTTCTTGAACTTGTCCTTTAACTACTTTCCACATCTCACTATTGTGGTCATGATTCTGTGGATGAATATCTAAAACAGCAACAAACTTTTGGGAATCTGTAAAAACTTCAAATGGACTTGGAGCATCAATATGAATAAGCATATCTGAGTCAAAATAAACAGCTCTCTCATATCCTTCTATTTTATCAAAAGAACAAACTTTTGCAAATGAAGGGTAAAGCGACTTGTCGAATAAAGTTCTGATTTCTAAGAAATCACAACCCCATCTATCCGCCGCTGATGAAAGGGACTGTCTGGCATTATCAGACATGTGTCCATTTATATTAACTGTCCAAACTAAGTTTTTGCTCATGTGGATTAAATATGAATACCTAAAAGCTTTTCAACTCTAACATGTCTAAATTCTTTTGAAAGGGCTTCGTAAGTATAGCCATCTGAGAAGAATCCACCTTCAGATACCCAACCTACTTTTTCAATAGCTTCTCTTTTTACAACAACTTGTAAAGTATCTATTCCACCAACAACAATTGGCCATCCTTGTAGAATTTGAGGAGGTTGACCTACCCATGCTTGAAGAGGCCCCATGTGAACAATTTGACAAACTGCAAATCCTATTTCAGGCCCAGTACCTTCAAGAGCACTTACCATTTCTTCCAAGAATTCTGGGAATATGATATTATCATCATCTAAAAAAGCAAAGTATTTACCTTTAAGCCAAGGCATCGCTAATTTTCTTACGGATGCTCCATAATCAGCATTATTTTCTTCTAATTCAAAAAACTTTCTTTTTGGATTATTTTTTGAAGTTTCTGTGAAATATTCTTTTAGTTTTGGGTCTGGGCCATCAGAAACAATAATATGTTCCCAATCTGAAAATGACTGCCAATCTACGCAAGTCATACAACGGCTAAGCATCTTGATGCCTCTATTCCAAGTAGGAGTCAAAACGCTAATTGTTGGGTTTTTTGTTTTCATTTGAAAATCTCTCTTATGGTTTTATTCCCATTATAGGATTATCTTCGATTAAAGTTCAACCCTGATTGTATTAATTTTTTAGCCCCTTTATTTATTGTTTCTTCGCTTATTGCATTTTTAATAGATTTTCCAACCGCTGATGCTACTTTTACATTTGTTGCTCTACTTGCATAACCCCATGCAGTTCTCCAACCATCGAGTGAAATAAAATTATCAGGAAAACCTTGTAATCTATATAATTCCAAGCTCGTTAATCTTCTAAGTCCTTTGTGATTACACCTTTGTCCGTTTGGAAGAAACTCAGGTGCTTTCTCTGGTTGACATATAATATTCTTATCCCATCCTTTTCCACCATAGATAATTGAATAAGCTTCTGCTTCTAAATCTAATATCTGAGAACTGAATTTATATCCTAATTTTTTATTTTTTTCATCGTATTCTTCTAAAAAATTAAAATGCTTTTCGCTAATATAATATTTGTCTTCTGGGTTATAATCCACAATATCTTTTAATTTCCAAGTTCTTTTTTGAGGTCTTGGCCATTGAAATTCTATAGCCGAAATAGGATTATCAAATGCCACAAACCAAGTTCTTGTTCTTCTTTGTGGAACTCCATAATTCAGAGCATCGAGAATAGCTGGATTTACATTATAATAACCCGTTGCTTCTTGTATTGTTCTAAGAACAACAGCAACAGTTTTTTCAAAACCTTCTTCTCTTAAAGTTGTTTTGCTTTCTATAAGAATTGCCTTTGGTTGTATTTTATTGATGATATTGATAAGTCTATGATAATCTGTATCGTGAAGTTCGTCTAAAGATATTTTACCCTCTTGAATAAGTGGAATTTGTTGAATGTCCAAAGAAGAAATTAAAACATCAGCTTTTGGAAAATCACCCTTTATCCATTCAGGATGAACATAAGGAACCGTTCCAAAATTAGTTGTATAAATATTTGACCATTTCTTTTTTTGACTTTCAAGAGAAAAAATACATCTACCCCCTTCATTCATTAAACCAAGAGTAGCCCCGCCTATATTACAATAAACATCAGCAAATGTAAATTCAAATTCTTTTCTTTGTGGGAATGGTATGTCATAATCTATTAAAGAATTGTCTTGAATGCAATCTTCAATGATTTTTCTTATTCTTGGTTTTAATCTAATAGAATTAAATTCTTTGTAAAATTCTTCAAACCCCAATACAGATTCAATCTCACCTATTCTGTTTAATAGATGAGTGAATGTAGCTTTTTCATTGCTAATTCTTCTCCCTTTTTTTAGTTTTCCTATTTCTTCTGAGGAGAATGTGTCTATACTTAAATACGATAGGAGTTCTCTTAGTGAATACAAGTTACCACCGAGGTTGTTCAAGAGGACATTTTGAAGTGGTTAGTCTTGCTTTTGCTTTTATAAAACATCCACAAGCACTGCATTTTTCTTTCTCAGCATCTCTAAATTCGCATGAATTACAAATAGAAACCCGTTGTAAATAAAGAGGATTATCTTCAGACAGAATATCAAAACTTGAAACATCTGATGGTTCTGCATTTGATTCTGATTTTCCTGTTAATGTATTTATAGCATTAACAAAAATGTTCTTTTTTCTTTTTGAGCAATTACAACCCATAAATATAAAATCCTGTAGTTATTGGTATTACTTTCCTATTTTTTGCCATCTGTTCATAGTAGTATCGTAAATAAACTGAGCAACTGAGTCATCATTTATGACATGGTTTAATCCATCTACCATTCTAATTCTTTCAGATGCAGAACCTGCTACACCATCTTCGTGGCTAAATGTCATAGTTTGACCTGTTTGATTCGATACATATAAGATTTGACCATCTGAACCTGCGGATATTCCCACAACAGTCACTGACCCTATCGGAGCTCCACTAATAACAGCGTATGTATTTGATATTGAAGTAATGGTAACCGATGTTGAAGAAATAACTTGACCCCCAATAGTTATAGCTGAAGAAGGGCCTTGGTTACCTTGAACTCCTATTATACCTTGAACACCTTGCGTACCTTGAGTTCCCGTTGAACCAGATGTACCATCAGTTCCTTGGTTACCTTGGTCACCTGTTAATCCAGTCAAACCTTGATTTCCTTGAGTTCCGAGTGTTCCATCTGTTCCTTGACGACCTTGATTGCCTTGATTTCCAACTAAACCAGTTAGGCCATCAGTTCCTTGGTTACCTTGGTCACCTGTTAATCCAGTCAAACCTTGATTTCCTTGAGTTCCAAGTGTTCCATCGGTTCCTTGACGACCTTGGTTGCCTTGATTTCCAACTAAACCAGTTGGCCCTATATCTCCTTGGTTACCTTGATTACCGACCAAACCAGTTGGGCCATCAGTTCCTTGGTTACCTTGGTCACCTGTTAATCCAGTCAAACCTTGATTTCCTTGAGTTCCGAGTGTTCCATCTGTTCCTTGACGACCTTGATTGCCTTGATTTCCAGGGTCGCCTGTTACCCCATTCGTTCCTTGATTACCCTGATTACCTTGATTACCAACTAAACCTACTGGCCCATCAGTTCCTTGGTTGCCTTGATTACCAACCAAGCCAGTTGTACCCTGATTTCCTTGATTACCAACCAAACCAGTTGAACCTTGGTTACCTTGATTTCCAACCAAACCAGTTGGGCCGTCAGTTCCTTGATTACCTTGAAATCCTTTACTACCAAGAGTTCCTTGGTTACCTTGATTACCTTGATTTCCAACCAAACCAGTAGAGCCTTGATTTCCTTGAGTTCCTGTTGAACCTGTTGGGCCAGCACCGCCTTGATTTCCTTGACCGCCTGTTAATCCTGTAGAGCCTTGATTACCTTGATTACCAACTAAACCTGTTGAGCCAGCTTCGCCTTGATTTCCTTGACCGCCTGTTAATCCTATAGAACCTTGATTTCCTTGATTACCTACTAAACCTGTTGGGCCAGCTTCGCCTTGATTTCCTTGACCGCCTGTTAATCCTATAGAACCTTGATTTCCTTGATTTCCAATCGAACCAGTTGGGCCAGTACCGCCTTGATTTCCTTGGTTACCTAAATCACCAGCTCTTGCAAAAGAAACTACAAGCTCATCATCATAAAGAAATGCACCAGAATGGTCAACATAAGAAACTGTTAAATCATACCAAGTACCAGAATCTGTTACATCAGTAAGTAAGAAGTGGGCAAACTTAGCTTGGTCATTTCTATCAAATACTCTAATAGAACCCATTATTGGATTCGTGCTATCATCTAATGTTTCAATCCAAGTACTTGCGGTAGCAGGTGGGTCAAAACTATCATCGCTCAAACTAATATTAGTTACTGATGTATAATTAGAATCATCAAATGCTATGTATCCACTCGATACATTTGATGGAACACTTGTGGTTGTGTCAAAAGTATAAGCTCTTGAATCACCTACTAAACCTTTATCACAACACTCGCCTTGATTACCTTGATTTCCAGTATCGCCTTTAGCTCCTTGGGGGCCTTGAGCTCCTGACCCTGGCCCTTGATTACCTTGAGGCCCAGTATCTCCTTGTTCTCCTATACCTCTCGGGCCTCTTTGTCCGTCAGGCCCTTGCGCACCTTGATTACCTTGATTACCAGTATTTCCTTGAGGGCCTTGAACTCCTTCTCCTTGACGACCCTGATTGCCTTGATTACCAGTTCTGCCTTGAAATCCTTGTGTTCCTTGAGGGCCTTGAACTCCTTCTCCTTGACGACCTTGATTGCCTTGCGGGCCTTGATTACCTTGATTTCCCTGTGGGCCAGATATTCCCTGATTTCCAGCTTCACCCTTTGCTCCTTGTGTACCAGAACCTCCTCCAAGAAGACCTTTAGCACCTTCATATCTATAAACAGTTACACCTACATTTGAAGGCGAACTTGTTGAAACAAATTCAGGAAGACCTTTGAAAAAAGTTAAAACTCCCGATTGGTAATTAAATACCCAATCATTTTGGCCAACTGGAACTGGAACCCAAGCAGAAACTGGGGTTTCTCTTCTCCAAACTTTTACTTGATATTCTACACCAAATTGATTAGGAGGAATACAATCATATACATCAGAAGTTGAATCATAAAAAGAATGCTCACTTCCTTCTACATAGTCAAGCTCTCGTTGGTGTAATTTGGTTATTATCAAATCACCTGAGTCGCTATATGTAGTTCCATCTGCAATAGCATCGGATTTAAGAGGATTAGACGCAGGAATTCTATCAGAATCTATCCAAATTTTATCTTTAGAAAGAGGGAGGCGTTCATCAAATGACTCCTCAAACCCCTCTAAATTTATGTTAGTGGTTGCTTTGTTTGACTGAGTTTGATTATAGCTCAGATGCGATTTTTGATTCGGTGTTAATCCGCTACTCATAGTATAGTATTAAAAGTTACTTTGCACACATAATATCAACAGTAACTGTGAATGATTTATTATTTCTCAAATAAATAACATCATTAGACCCAGTTACTACTAACATTTCTCGTATATCATACCAATCGGTAGAATCAAATGACCATTCTATCGACTTATCTAAAAATGTTATGTTTTCATCAGTAGGATACTTAACTATCACTATAATGAATAACAAATCGGATATACCGTTTACCATCGTCCCAGCAGGTGGGATTTCTCTAACTGTATGAACATACTCACTAATAGGAATAGATATTCCAGTCATATCAACTTTATCTAAGGTATTGCTACCTTGAATAATACTAACCTTTCCACATTGTCCAAATGATATGCTCTTCTGTCCTGAGTTTCCAAGACCATCCCCATAACAATCGAGGGGCATATTTTGAATAAAAGTTGTTGACATATTAGAGTATAATTTTATATAGTAGTCATATTCATAAGTTGAGGGTGAAGCTGAAATTTTGGTTCAGGATTTAATTTTTTTTTTCATCCTGTTCATTTTCAGAATTAGATTCTTCCACTTCTGTCTCGCTCTCTTCTATAATGTCTTGTATGATTCTTTCTTCTGTTGAAATAACATCTGATTCGTATATATCTTCTGTATTAAGAGCTTCGATAGATTCAAATGATTCTTCAACTTCCTCTAATACTTCTTCTGATATTACATCTTCTTCTATTTCTACCTCTACCTTCGTTTCCTCAGTTTGAGTTAATTCTTCTGTATTTGTAATATCTAATACTTCTTCTTCGATAGTTTCAGATGCAGTAGCTTCTACTATATCTTGAGATTTAGATTCTACATTTTCTACATTAGGAACTTCTTCTATAATTTCTCGAATAGAAGATTCTTCTATGGTAGATTCATTTTCAATAGTAAGTTCTTCTTGTTCTATAACATCTGTTTGAGTTTCAGTAGTAGGCTGAACCACAATCTGATTTATACGAATAAAAGGAGTCTTAGGTGTTTCATCTTCGCTTATAGTCTCAACTTCTTCCGATGGCAATTCTTCTGTCGTCTTTACTTCGCTCGAAATTTCAGAATCTTCCACTACTTCTTCTTGTTCTTCAATCTTTTCTTCCTTCAATTCTTCTTTAGGTTCTTCTTTGGGTTCTTCTTTTACAGGAGTTTCTATCGCTTCTGTCTTTTCTTCTGGTTTTAGATAATCAGAAACTGACTTTAAGAAAGCCAAAGAAATAACAGGGATGGGTAAGCCTATAAGAAGAGAAAGTATGAATTTGCTCATTCTCGGGTCTAATTTCTGCATGGTCATCATTTCAACCAAGTCGATGAATGAATTAATCCATTGTGGATTAGATAGCATAGATTGAGAAATAAAGTCATATGTATAATAAACATTCCCAAGCATCTGCATGACAACAAGAACGAAAAATATAAACCATACCGCAAAACGATTGACTTTATCTAAAACAGCTAATGTCATAAGAGATGCAATAGAACCAATCTCGAATGCCAAGGCAAGTATAATAGCCATCCAAGGCATATTACCGAGACCGAAAAATGTTACGATATGTATTGTTGAAATCAAGGAGGAAAGGGCAGGAACGGCCAAAAATGACCCAACTACTATTTTCCTAAAGTCACTTGGTTTTAATTTCATCTATTATTGCTGTGTTTTTAAGTCTTACTATATATCTAATATAAAAAGATAAAGCCATCGAGTTTTATCCCAATGGCTTATTTTTTTCAAAAATCTGTGAAAATTACTTCTTTATAACGATATAACTTGGTTGAGATTTCTTATTTGCTCCACCATACATGGCTGAATCAATCTTATTCTCAATCTTTTTCATAGATTCTGTATTGTCTTTTACTTGTGTTGAAAACACAATCATTAAAGAATCTGTCAATTTTTTCTGAGACTCAACAGCAGTTACCGCATTTGATACGCGGGAACATGTTGTACACTGAGACATCATTGTTGACAAAGACAATACGATAGCGATAATTGCTATGTTTTCTTTAAGTTTAGCAAGCATAGTATAAATTTAATTTTTATGCCTCGATTCCCATTCGTCAACAAACGGGCAAATGGCATTTTCTATTTCCGCAAGGGCAACATCATGAATGCTGAGTCCTTTTGATTTATCATATATATATTCCATATCTTTTAGAACTTTCATGGCATTCAGCTCACCTTCTTCAATACCACGAAGCATAGTCTTCAAAGACATGATAAGAGTAAAAATTTCTCTATCATCCATTCGAGAAGCACTTAGTCTTCTCATGGCATATGATAAATCTGTATTATCTCTATTCATTGACATATAACACTTGTCTATTTTTATTGGTTAGACTCATCTTCATCTTCATCAGGAATTACATTAGGGTCAATTCCATTTTCTAATGAAGCAAGTTTAGATTTCATGTTATTTAGATGTTGAGCATCTTTTCTTTGCATATTTACAGCTTCTGAGATAGGAGTTAAAATATTCTCATGGAAAGCCTTTGCTGATTCAAAACCAATTCCTTCTGCTGATTGCAGAGTATAAAGAATAGGCTCCAAAAGAGTTCCTGTAATTTCAAAAGTTTGTGTTTCTCTGCATTGATTAATAGCCGCTTCTATTTCTCTATGGATAGACACAAGAACGAGAGCGTCTGTAAATCTCCATTTTGCTTTATCTTCAATAAAGGTTTTAATCTCATTACCAAAATTAAGACCTCCATGAACAGGATATAACTTCAAAACCGCTTCGTTTTCTAAACGATGTACTTCTCCAGCAAGAAGCTCAGCTCTTTCTTGGATGCTTAAATTTACATCATCCCAAGGCCCGTTCAAACTATTATTAGAATTTGTAGCTGATACTTGAACTACATCTTCAATCACTGATGTACTTCCATCGACCATATTAATAACCTTTGTCATCTAATGACTCCTATTATAGAAAAATTGTTTACATTCATTTATGTATTATAGTTATATATCGAATTTTGTTGAATATGTTTACTAAATGATTGTTTTTAAGTCTAAATTAAAATTAAAAGTTACTTCTAAAAAATCACCTCGGTTACCCTATGTGGAAAACTTTTTTTGCTCAGGATGTAACCTTTTTGCCATCTCGATTGTTATATAGTATTATGGGCTACGGTATCTTAACCTGAGCACCTAAGAAAAGCTTAGGGTTTCTGACCTTGAAATCCTTAAATGATAATGGTTTCCCTATCATTATTATCCCCCTAAACTCTTCCAAAGAGCTTAAACTGCTATCAACTCTGGTATCCTAAATTACCAGTTCTCTTATCTTTTGTTGTTTTACTTTAAAATTACTAAGTTATTATGTTATCATCTGGCTTAAGTAATTGATTACAAAAAATAAAAAAATATACAAAAGATTACATATAAGGATATGTAGGACACATTCATATCCCTTGGTTGGTTTAACCTTGAAAGCTTGGGCTTCCTAAGTTTACATGAGTTAAATTGGGTGAAGTGTGCCCAATCTGAAAGATTGAGCCATTTTTGCGCATTTAACTCTTTTATTTTACCCTATGAGCTCTATATTTTGTTTTATTTGTATGTAATGAAAGATATATACCCAAGCGGTTTAGACTGCACACACATTACTTTACATAATACAAAAATGAGCTATAACCTTTTTTTAGATGATAATAAAAATCCAAAAGATATATGGTCAGAGACAAAAAGCCCAGAATATGCAGTATATAATTGGGTAACAGTTAAAGACTATGAATCTTTTATTGATATAATCAAAGAACAAGGACTACCTACAAGAGTATCATTTGACCATAATCTAAATGAAGAGCATTATAGTTTCGATGGAAAGAAAAAAATATCATATGATGTTTTTGAATATAAAACAGGATATGATTGCGCTGTATGGTTAATTGAATATTGTATAGATTATTCTGAAACCTTACCTCTATGCAAAGTTCATTGCGATAAAGGCAAAGGAAAATCAAATATAGAAAGCCTCTTAGAAAACTTCATTAGTTATCAGAGCAAATTAAAGAAGAAATGATTCAAACAAAACATAAATGATTATGACAAAAAAAGAAAAATTTGACCATCAAAGAGAAGTAAGCCATAGGTTTGAAGCTCTTGCTAAAGAATACTACACATTGGTTAATTTAGATAATCCTTTTGCTAAGGATGTTGAACACTGTGAAAATAGTACAAAAGAAGTCCTTTCTTTCTATAAGAAATTTGATGGTATAAGAAACTCAGTTCAAAATGAAGATTTGATTCAAAAAAGATTTGAAAATTTCCTTGAAACAGGTGAAGAAGTTGTAGAAAAAATAAAACAAACAACTGAAAGCCTTTCTGTTTCAGGAGAAGAGTATGAAAAATTGGAAGAATCAAGAGCTATTGATTTTGCTAAAGCGATTAGAACTCAAGTGATTAAATTCAAAAATTGGATTAAGTCATCTAAGGATAAGATGATGAAACTTAAAGAAACCTTAAAGGAAGATATTTCTTCTATTGAGAAACAAATACAAAAACAATTGAACTTTGGTTCTATTAAATAAAAAATCTTAATATGAAGAATATATTGAATTATGACTTTTTTTCTTTCTTAAATGAAAGCACAGTTAGCTTTGATTGGTCAGATGTTGAAACATTTGATGAAACCGAAGTAACAAATGAAAAAGTTCATATTATACATACAGGTCACGCTTCAAAGTATAGATATGATATGAATAGTATAATCGATAAGAAAAACTTAGAAGATTTCATTACAATAGCATTGCCTACAATGTTAAATTATTATTATTCTTATTCTAAAACAAAAACATCATTTACTATACAAAGTAAAAATTTCCCATATATTCTAAGATTAGAATTATCACCTGCTGAAGCGAAAGGGACAAGTCTATCGGTGGTTGGTGATTTATATGATTTTGATAGAATAATGAATACTGAATATGATGAGCATTTTAGACATTTCTCTACCCTTCCAAACAGAAAGGGAACAATCATTAAAGATTACACAACTAATAATAGCATAAGAATTGAACCTGGTGATTACATCTTCAAAATAATCACTGTCAATAGAAGAGAAGATTTCAAAGCATATAGTAAAGATATTGTAATAGACTTGGATTCTTCTTTGTCAGAATTAGTAGTTGAACCAAAAAAAGAACTTGAACTAAGCTAAAAATAAAAAAAGAAAATGAAAATTTTTCAAGATTACCTATCTGAATCAGTTGAACTAATGAGAGATTCTCTTCATTATGTTACCACTCTTTTGGAAGAAAAAGAAATACTTTCAAGACTTATTAGATTTGAAAGAGATTCTATTGGAGATTTAACATCAATTTCATTTGATGTTTCTGACATAAGTCCTAAGAAAAGAGAAATTGTTGTAAAGAATCTTCAAGAAAATGGATTCAAAAATGCAACTATAGAATTTCATGATTGGAATAAGCTTTGGTTAATTTCTATCGAAAGAATTAGGATTCAAAGAAAGAGCACTGCAAATTCTTTGGTTAATATTTTCTATTCTTCTTTGACAGAAAAGCCAGAAGCTCCATCTACTCAAGAAAAACCAGAAGAAGATGGTAAAAAGCAGTCAATGCTTATACGAATTATGGGAAAAAATAAATAAACAATTATGATTGAACCTGATGTCCAAACAGAAGAAACTGTTGTATTGAAAACAAAGGCTGAGAAATGTATTGATGTTTTGAATAACTTCAAAGAAGATTTATTTCAAACGATAAAAGTCAATAGTTGTTTAGATGAGCAAATGGAATGCTTAAAAAAAATGAATATCTTTCAAGAAGGAAGTGAACTTTTGAAAGAAATATTCAAAATAGAAAAGTAAAGGAAACTATGAAACGATATATCAAATTATACGAAGAGTTTGCAGAAACTGAAGAATTGATTTTAACAAAATCTATCGAAGTTACATTTAGACTAATTCTGAAAGAAGAAGTTGACCCTGAAACTATTAAAAACAAATTCCATGATAAATTCATAGAAACCGATAATCCTCCTTTCATATACAAAGATTTTATATTTGAAAACTTTGAGATTGATTTTATAGGAGATATTGAAACAGATGGTTCGATTGAATCTGAATATGCAATCAAAGCAAATGTAAAATTCGCAGTAGAAGAACCCTATGAGTTAAAAATTATAGACCATTATATCAAAAATGGCATACAAGAATTCTTAGAAGAAAAGAGAAAAGAGTATATTTCCGATGAAACAGAGGGTATGGTATATGTGCAAATTGAATTATACGAAGGATAACAATTAACCAGCCATCATCTTGTAAATATCATTCATATTCTTTAATCCATATGGGTTTTCCCCTCCCATATTTTCTATCTTAGACATAATTTGTTTTTTATATCTATCTTGAACGCCCTCATCCCAAATTTCACTTACGCAATCTGGAAATACATTTGATTTGAAGAAAGCCATGAGATTAATACAACTCATAGATAAATCATCATGTCCCCTTTCATTTGAGTAAGTTCCCGCTTCATTTACACCAAAGGTTGTAAATTCAGATATGGTTAAATCATGTGTTAAAATAACTCTTCTTGACCTAAATGCTTGCCTAAAATCTTCACAGTATATTCTTTTTAATTGATTATTGACTTTGATTCCTGGTTTAAATATTTTATCATCCGACTTGTGCTTCGTATACACAAACATTTCATTGAAGAAGTTTTCATTTTGTTGCATAAGCTCTATAAAATACATTCCATTATAATTCATTTCTAATACAATTTTTAACCTTTCTTCTCCAAGAATATCATAAACAACGGCATTAACTATTTTAACAAAATCGGAAATTGAAACAGTATTTGAACGAAATACTCCAACTTGCTTTAAGGTGAAAAAGTCAACTTCTCCCTGAAATACTTTATTTCTACGCATAGCGCCCATACTCATAGGTTCTAATTTGAATATATTCAATACCGTATAATCTCTATTAGCACCTTCAGCTAAATCTATACTAAGAACATAGTATCTTTTACCTAATCTAAATCTACCATCAGAATCTCTATAATCAAAATCAAAACCTACATCCCAAGTTAAATCTTTATAGTCAACCTCAGAATCATGCAAAGAGTTTATTTCTCTAAATTCATATTTCTTTTCACATCTTTTAGCAAAAGCTATAGAATGACCATCTAATAAGAATGAAGCACCTGCTACAAATTGATTTCCAAATTCTTGATTAAATGCTTCTTCGCTACCTAAATCGGCTATCCATTTTTGCTTCCATTCTTCATCGCGACCTGGGACCTGCCACCAATCAACTCTTAGGGCTTTGAAATCACTCTTCTTTTTTATAGCAGAATCATAAATTTCATAGAAAAGATTAAGACCATTAGCCGTAGAAGTAATAATCATCTTTGATTCTCTGATAGCAGAAAGGGTAGGTAAAATAGACTTATAGAAAGACCTTGCTATTTTTTCTGGAACATATGCAAACTCGTCCGCAAAGATAATATCGAAAGTAAAACCAATCGCAGGATTCTCGGTACAAGCTTCTGCGAAAATTCTACAATTATTATCAAATGCCATTTTACCCATATTATTGACAGAAACTCCTGGTTTCATGTAAAAAGGTAAATAACGCAAAATAGTCTTTGTTTTATCTAAAATCTCTTCTGATGTAGCCCTTCTATTGGCGATAACCAAAATATTTTTATCTAAATGAAAGCAAACTATCCAAGCCAAAAAGATACAAGTTGTGATTGTTTTTCCAATTTGTCTCGAAGCCAAGAATACAACTCTCCCGTTTTCTGCATAAGCTTTTATAACTTCTTCTTGATAACCCCTTAATGTTATCTTTTGGATGCTACCGTCATCTGTTTTAGAGAAACAATAATTATTAGCAAAATAAAGAATATCCCTCTGACATCTTATGATTTCTTCAATTTCTTCTTGTGTATATTCAAATGCTACATTTTTCCCCCTCCAATCTGTATCCCCCTCATAAAATGGATTTTGCCTTGGCATCGGGCCACCATTTGTTATACTTACCATCAAATCTTTTATGGTTTCTGAACTCCAAGACATAATTACCTCAAAACTGTTATAATTTTAAGATATATATATCCTATATACAAAAAAATCGTTAATATGAACAGAAACATAAAACCATTCGTGTCCAGACTTTCTCATTTGCTTGAAGAGAATGAACCATCTACTGTGAGTGATTCTCAAAGAGAACTCATAAAAAAAGATATAGATAAGGCTCTTTTTAGTGCTATCAAGAAGTTTGAGTCACAGAGAGAGTTCATTAAAGATAAAATAAGAGAATTTGAAAGAGAATTAGAATTCCAAATTGTAGAAATGAGAAAAAAATTCGATGAAAGCGTTAATAGGCTTGAGGATATAGGCATCAAATTTGAGAATGGAATTATAACATTGAATGAAGTTACATTACACCTTAGAAAAGGGGAAAGATACTCTCAATTCACAGAAGAAGAAAAGATAAAAATGTTTAATATTCTTAGAACTATTGACGAAGAAGCATACGATATTCTTGTTACTACATCTATTGAAAGTCAATATGTTGATGATAAATACGCTACAATCAGAGGACTATCATCCACACCTAAGGTAGATAAGAAAGGAACATTGAGACCTGGTTCGAGAGAAGCGTGGCATGACACACAAATCGAAGAAGCTTTTGAAATAGTTTCGGAGTCTATTTTCCAAAATGTTATCAATTTCTTCAAGAATCTATTCAAAAAGAATGATAGAGAGCTTGATATTATTGAACAGAAAGTTGAAAGATTTGAAGATTTAACCTTAAAATTGAAAAAAATAGCATTGAAATAATGAAAAAACTAATCAAACTCTTTGAAGAATATTTTGACGACATAGATTTAATCAGAAGGCTTAAAAAGAAATATAGCTTAGAATGGATAAATCGTGTAAAATTTAACATATTCGACAATAGTCTAAATAAGGTAGATATAGAAGGAGCTCTTTCTGAGTGGGCATATACTGGTAATTATCATGTTTCTAAAAATGAAACATGCCAGATTTGTAGCCAACATCCTATTGTTTATATGTTTGAAATCATTAATGATAAGACAAATAGGCTTCTTTTTATTGGAAGTGATTGTATTCAAAAATTTTCTGTTATTGATACAAAATCCATTAAGATTTATGATGAAAATAAAGAAAGAATTTTGGATGATAAACTTATCAAAAGAAAAATCAGAACAGATTTGAATAAGATGATAGGAAGCGAAGAAAAAATAAGAGCGCTTTCGACTTTGGAAGAATTATGTAATATTACACAAGACCCTTATCTTGAAAATCTTTACTTAGAATATACTGAAACAGATAAAATGAGTCCAAATAGAATTCTTTATATCTATAGACTCTTCAAACTCTATGGTATAGATTTTAATCCAAGAGATTTTAATGTTGATTTACTACATTATGCAAATGTCGATGAATTGGTCAAAATGGACCAGAATGATTATGATATCGTTTGGCAATTCTTAAATAATGACCAAAGAAATAAGGCAAAAGCAAGAAAGTTATATCGGATACAAAGGGGCGGAATTTAATCATGATAACATCTTCTAATATATTTAATACTCTACATGGGTATAATCAAAAAAATAAAGAAGAAAAATACAAGTTATTGCATGGATTGATTCAAGATGGGGATGTAGAAGTCCTTAAATTTTTGTTGAACCCTGTGTATAACTATAAGATAACAACAATGGATGATAAAGATACTATACTTCATTCTGCTTGTTATGCTGGTATACTTGAAACAGTTAAACTCATTCTAAATAATAGACTTGTAGATATAAATCATAGAGACTATTTAGGGAGGACACCTCTTATGATGGCAACCCTTTTCTGTCAATATAAAATAGTTGAATTTTTACTTTCAAGGGGAGCTGACCCAAATATTCAAAGTATAAACGGAAGTCTCCCTATTGAAGAAGCGATTAAAAGAAAAGATGAAAAAAGCATAGAATTAATACAAAAATACAATACAACTCTAAACAAATCTCTCTAACTTTCATATAAGACCAAAAAGGAGAAGTTTTATATGGAATCAAACGCAAACTCAACCCCTAAAAATTGGGTTGAAGTAACAGAACCCCTATCCGCAATTCAAAACCTCATAAATGGCTGTCTTTTAGCTCAGTCAAGAGGAGCTTATTCTTTGGAAGATTCTTCTGCTCTTTGGGATTCTATCAAATATCTGATAGCACTCCAATCAAAATTGAGAGAAGAAAACAAGAATATCAACGACATTCTTCAAGAAGAATTATCAAAACCAGAAGATTCTGAGAATTTTGAAGAAAGCCCTATGGATAGCGTTGAAGAAGAAGGTTAATTACAAATAAGAAATTTAACCGTTTCTAAAAATACGCACACTTGATTATAGTGTGCGTATTCTTTTGTATATTGCAATCTCATATTTATTCAATGCTTATAATCCAGATATATGATAAACATAGAACAAAAAGGAAAAAGAGTAATCATCAGCAATTTTAATGAAAAGGGCATGGTAGAATTGCATGAATTTGAATTACAAAATAAAGAGTTTTTTGAATGGGAATACTACTCAGATAAGAAAAAAGCAGAAGATGTAAAAAGTTGGGAAGGAAGACCTGTTCAAAAAAACACAGGCTCCAAGCGATTGAATAGATTTAGATTAATTGAATGGATGGAATCTTTAAGCGAAGAAGATAAATCAAAAATCTATGATTTTCACCAACCTAAGAAGTTTTTCTGTGATATTGAGGTTGAAATCCAAGATGGATTTCCCGAAGCTGATTTAGCTCAAACCCCTGTTGTTTCTATTGCTCTTTCTGATGATGACAATATAATAACGGTTCTTGGAACAAAAGAAATATCAGCAAAAGAAATTGACGGAATTGAGGTAAAACTAAAAGAATACTTCAAATACTATACCCCAGATATAAAGTTTAAGTATATTTATTTCAACTCAGAATATGATATGCTTTATACTTTCTTTGTTAAATTTCTTCCGAGAATACCATTTTTAACTGGTTGGTATTTCGTAGATTTCGATTGGAAATATCTCATAAATAGAGCAAAGAAATTAGACATACCGATTGAGAAAAGCTCACCTTCTCAAAAATTAACTGGTATGAATGAAACCCCTTTACA